TTCATCTCGCGCGGTATTCAACCATCGATGAAAGAGATTCGGATAGCGGATATGTTCGTCGAGCTCTAGAAGTACCGCGTGACCATGATTGTTTCTCTCTACTCCGAGAAGCGGATGCATCCTTCCGCCCGAGACATACATCTCGCAGAGTTTCGCGAGTTGGTCCGCAAACTCCGACGGCTTTAGGTTTCCTCGAATCGTTGCGACCTGCTGACGAGTGGTCGTATTAATCATGCAGGCCGCGGACCAGTCTCCGCCGACGCCTTCGGCAGCATCGGCCCCGACCACGTAGAAGTGATTCTTGTTATATCGCTCGAAGATCTTTATCGGCCCGTCGACTTCGATCGGCTTAGGCGCTTTTAAGAGAAGTTCTTTAATCAGAGTCAGGTCAAAAACGGCCCGCCCGCTCGCAAGAAAGCACGATTGGTCGTCCTCTGGATATTCCTGAATAAAGAGTGACTTTAGGTCCGAGCGCTTAAAGCGACGGAACGCTATCTGTGCCGGCGTAATCTTCACGCCGTAGAGTCGATCCGCCTTCTCTATAAACTCGACTTCCTCTTCTGTTAGTTCGCCTATCTCGGCGTCCGGGATCTGATACTCGTGGTGCATGTACCATGGGAAAAATAAGTTTTCGTAGGTAGAACTGCGGTCCATCCAGTCTTCGTAGAAATGATTTCCCATACCGTTCGGAGTCGTTTCGACCGTCACCTTGCCATGAAGAGGAACGGCCTCGATCGTGGCCTTTAGCCGGCTTGGGTCCTGGACAAACGCTGCCTCTGAAATGTGAAGGTTTTGAATCGTATCGCCGCGCGACTCAAGGTCGCAGTAAATTCGAGAATTGATCTCGGGGAAATACATCTCGTATTTAGAGCCGCCGCCGCGGTCAACCATCGGTCGAATTTCGTCTGGTAGAAACTTGTGAGCACGCTTCACAATTCTAAAGAGCTTTTTTATGGAATCCTGCTCGTGAGCAATAATGCAGTTTGTAACATCCGGAGTCCAGATCGTGTCGTCAAATAGGCTAATGATACAGCCCGTGCTCACGCCGAATTGGCGCGCCTTTAAGATTCGCTTGCGCTTCGATTTTGAAAGTCGAATTTTTTGCTGAATACTGTTCTCGGCAAACGTAACCCGCTTCCCGTTTTTATCGACTATCTTGTAGAGATTTGCGATCCGCCAATTCGGATCACGCAATCGGCGGAAAATGGCTCGGCGGTCGCTCTGCACGTTTTTTTCCAAGCATTCGTAAGATAGTCATTCGGACGACCGAGTCTCGCGTCCCAAGGGCGATCGCGATCTCTTCTATCGACATCCCCTGCGTTAGGGCTGACATGATGGCGTTTTTCACTTCCATGTCGAAGGGAACGGGGATCACGTTCGTCTGATACGGATCATGCATCAAGTTCACCAAACTCCCCCGGATAGGTTTCCTCTTCAAACTGATTCATGAACGCGACGAGCTGACCGTGTAGCGACCCAGAGTGACTGATCTTCTCTGGCACCTTCCCGAGCATCCGGTCGAGGATGAATGATGCCCGCGTGTAGTCTCCGGTCGAAATGGCACGGTCCAGGATATTAACAATCAAGGACTCGATAGCGGGGAGTTCGATGTCTTTCTTTAAAGCGGCAATCTCCCCCCGCGGCAGGAACGCATAGTTGTGGAGCGCGCGTTCAATCCTTTCCTTGCTCTCGGCTCGGGCCTTTTTTAGGTCCTCAGGCACCGGAGGGCGACCCGCCGGGTTACCCGACTGACCTGGAACAAAATCGCGTCCGCCTGATTTCCCGCCCTTCATTGCTTGATGACTCCCTTGTAACTCAAGGTACGGGCGAAGTTCCGCGTGTCACAAATTATAATTTCAGTTTGCTCTTGAACCGTGGGCGGATATTAATTTTAATCCTGCTATGCACTTCATCGATTCCGAAGATCCGGTTATCCCAGAGTTTCACGGCGACCCCGATTCTCTCGTTATCCCTATCGCCATACCGATCAGCTACCGAATCGCGGTTCGGTATCACAGAATTAAAGTTGCAATGAGCAAACGGCCACGTGAACGCTCAAAGGACGAACGCAAGATTAATGAGCGTGCGCGACGGTTTCTGATCCAAATGATGGACGAGATCGAGCCCGAGCTGATCGCTGAAGGACTTCTGAGGACTGACGCCCCAGTACCAACCGACAAATCGGCGTAAATATGGCAGCAGAAAAACTGATGACCGAGTATAGCCCCACGATTAGCGTGATCGGCCTTGGCTATGTGGGCCTTCCGGTCGCTGTTGCGTTGTCCAAGAAGTTTAAGGTCATCGGCTACGACATTGATGCGTCTCGGGTCGATCAGCTAAGGGCAGGAATCGACAGAACGGGCGAGATTTCCGCGGCCGAGCTACAAAGTAAAAGTTTTTACCTTACGTCTGAGGCGAGCGATCTCTCGCGGGCGAACTTTCATATTATTGCCGTACCGACGCCGGTCGACGATTCGAAGCGGCCCGACCTGTCGATGCTTGTCGACGCGTCCGAAGCACTCGGTTGGTTTCTGGAGAAGGGTTCGATCGTCGTTTACGAGTCGACCGTCTATCCTGGCGCGACCGAAGACGTCTGCATTCCTGCACTCGAAAACACATCTCGTCTTCGGGCTGGCTTTGATTTCTCGGTCGGATACAGCCCCGAGAGGATTAACCCGGCGGACACGTCACACAAGTTCGAGAACATTAAGAAGGTCGTCTCGGCGCAGGACGAGGAAACGCTTGAAAAAATCGCCTACGTCTACGGATCAGTAATTGAGGCTGGCGTACATAGAGCACCATCGATTCGCGTAGCAGAGGCCGCGAAGGTTATCGAGAACACGCAGCGTGACGTAAACATCGCTCTCATGAACGAGCTTGCGTTGATTTTCGATAGGCTCGAGATAGATACAGCTGAGGTACTCGATGCTGCTCAAACCAAATGGAACTTCCTTCCTTTTAGACCTGGTCTTGTTGGGGGCCATTGCATTGGCGTTGACCCTTACTATCTAACGCACAAGGCGGCCGAAGTTGGACATCACGCCGAGGTCATTCTCTCTGGTCGTCGAATTAACGATGGGATGGGACGCTTTGTTGCACAGAAAGCGCTTAAGCTTTTTGCCGCAAGTCACTCAGCGAAGCCTGTTCGCGCAACCGTCCTTGGGGTGACGTTTAAAGAAAACTGTCCCGACATCCGAAATTCGAAGGTCTTCGACATTATCAGTGAACTAAAGGAATTCGGGTTAAAGGTCCAGGTCCATGATCCGATTGCGGACGTCAGCGGCAGCTCGGTCGAGCTTATGCCTCTCGATCGCCTCGTGCCAGCTGATATTGTAATTGTCGCCGTTGCTCACGAGCAATATCGGCAGCTAAGCGATGACCAAATGGCCTGGCTTTGCGGGCTCAAGGGAATCATCTTTGACGTGAAGTCTATCCTGTCGCGCGAGAGCCTACAGGCAAAAGGACTCCATTACTTTCGACTTTAGGTTTCCCGAACAGATCATAGAGACCGTCGAGAACCGAGTACTGTGGCCGATACCCGAGCTGTACGCGCGCCCGAGAAATGTCGGCCAAAGACGACTTGATGTCACCATGGCGCTCTTGTCTTCGAACGACCCGTACGATCGATTCGTCAATTCCAAGAACACTCATCATCATCAAGAGCAGCTTATTTAGGCTCGTCGTCTCGCCACATGCGATGTTGTAAGGGGCTGAGACGCCTGGCGCGATCGGCGCCTTGAGTGCCAAAAGATTCGCCTGAACGACGTTTTTCACGTAGCAAAAATCGCGCGACGCTTCGCCTGTTCCGAAGATCTCGATCTGCTTTCCTTCTTTCAGCAGATTGGCCCATCGAGCGACGACTGGGGCATACGCTCCGGAGTGAGCTTGTCGATGACCGAATACATTGAAATATCGAAGACCGATTGATTTTACGCCGTACACGCGCGCGTACGTGTCCGCGAGAGACTCTTTCATTTGCTTCGAGAGAGCGTACGGCGAGAGTGCCTTACCCGTACTCTGCTCGCACTTCGTCTTGAGAGGATCATCACCATAGACGGAACTCGACGAAGCATAAACTACGCGCTCGACGCCGAATGTTCGGGCCATTTCAAGCACGTTGTTGAGGGCTTTCACGTTGTTCTCGATTACCTCAACCGGCATTTCCATCGACCGCGGCACGGAACCAAGGGCAGCTTGGTGGCAGACATGCGTGATCGGCTCACCTTTGTGTTTTTGGCTCATGAAGATATTTCGCAGGGACATGCCGTCGCAAAGGTCCGCAGTGAAATAGGTGAACTTGTCTTTCCGATTGAACGCCTGCGACATGTTCGCATAGAAGCCGTTCGAGAGGTTGTCGATGCCAACAACTGAGTGGTTTTCTGCGAGCAGCGCATCGGTGACGTGTGATCCGATAAAGCCAGCACATCCGGTAACGAGAACTTTCAAGACTCCTCCGAGAACGCCCGCATCGAAACCCAGTAATGAAAACCACTGAAGAACAGAAGCGGATAGAAATTGTAGTTCGATAGTTCGTCCATGCGATAGAACGCGCCTGCAAACGCGAGTGCTGTCGTAATCGAGACCCAGAAAAACATGACACGTTTAAAGTCCAAATAGCGTCTAACGGACTTCATGGTCTTCGTGTCGCCCGTCGGAACCCATGCGACCATCGATCCCTTAAGCTTGTCCCAAAGGGCAAAGAGGTGCGCATAGTATGAGACTTGCCGGGCGGAAAGGACGTATGCGCCAAATGGTGCCCGGCCCCACATGGCAACGATAAGGACGCCGAAGATAAAGCTCGGCAACGAGAATAGGTAGTTGTACCAGAAGACGTTTTCAGGATGGAACCATACGACGATGAGCGCCGGCAAAGGCGTTAAGATCACCGAAAGTGCTGTTGCGACGTAATAAAACATGCCGCTGATGTAACACAGTCGAGTCATGAAAGACGGAAGCGGAGTCGTCCAGAATTTCTTAGAGAGAAGCAGAGACGTCGACCCCGTACACCACCGAGTTTGTTGAACCCAGTAAGCGGACATGGTCTCGGGACAGATGCCCTTAGCGAGATTTAGAGGAAGATACTTTACGCGCCAGCGGTCGACGATCGCCTGCCATCCCGTGTGAAGGTCCTCGCTATACGCTATGGGATAAGTTCCTCCGTGGGGCGCCAGCGCCGCTCGACGGTACAGTGCGCAAGTCCCAACGCAGATAGAAGCACCCCAAGTATCGCGATTAGTTTGCACCATTCGATAAAAGAGCTCTTGCACATAGGCTGCCCCCTTCTCGACCCAGGACTGTCCGGCTTTAAGCTCGAAGTATTGCGGCGACTGTACGATCGCAAGGCCGGCGTCACGATTAAAGTACGGGACCATTTCCTCGAGCATGTCGGGCCGAGGACAGAAATCAGCGTCGAGGATTAAGATCAGTTCACCTGTCGTACGCGCGAACGCATAGCGAACGTTTCCGGCTTTTTTTAGTTCGCCGCGGTTCGGACGAGCGATGTAGTTAAATTCGAAACGATCAGCAAGCATCGCGACTTCCGTGCGATGCGAATCGTCTAGGACCCAGACGTGAAGTTTCCCCTCGGGCCATCGAAGGGCGCGGACATGACGATAGGTATTCTCGAGAACCTCGAGCGGTTCGCCACAAGACGGCAAGTAGACGTCGACGGAGAGATTATTTGTGATCGTATTTCGTCGGACGTCTTCGTGTTTCGTCAGATCAAACGGTTTCCCGAAGACGCCAATCCAGTACGAAACGCCAAGATAGAACGCCGTAATGATCGTAAACGCGACGTAGACGACGAAGTAATTGTGATGAACCGCGAAAATCGCCATCCCGGCGACGAGCAGTAGGAACGAGACGAGGCCCCATCCGTAGATAAGCCACTTATTCTGGTCAACGTAGAGATACTTCTCGTGATCATTCGGCGGACTTGGGAGAATCATTTCGACTTTCGTATGCTCGCTAGATCGATTTGATACTCTTTAATCTTTCGATAGAGAGTCGCAAACGCGATTCCGAGATCGCGTGCCGCTGGTCTTACGTTTCCCTTATGAAACGCAAGTGCGTATTCGATTTCGTTTCGCTCTGCTTCCCTTAGCGTAAGTATCCCGGTTTCACGCGCCATCTAGGTTACCAGAGCTTATACGCGACTTTTACGTAGGCGCTCGCTTCCCGGCTCGCCCCGATTTCGCGCGCCGAAACGTCGGTCCAATCGACGGTCGAGACGCCGATCGCTCCGCCCATGCCGACGGTCCACTTCGCTAAGCGGTAGTCGACGCCGGCCTTCATGCTTGCCCATTCTTTTCCGTCGTGTGTTTCGAGCGGTCGGCTACCGGCCCCGACCCATGTGCTAAGGTAAAACGGACCCTTGATTTGCTGATCGATCGCAAGCCCGATGATCGGGTAAACCTTCGACTCTCCCTCGAACGTATGAGCACTTAGCGAGAGATTCGCGCCGGCAAGTGCAATGCTGGAACTCAAAAACGCAAAGACGAAAGCAAGAAGTACGCGCATATAAAAGACTCCTCTTTGGCTCTAGAAACGGAGTCTAGAAGAGTCTTGTGCTGTTTTTAGAATTATAATTTCTGTTTTGATGCGCGCGCTATCGCTGTTTTATCGCTGCTCAACTCGTACGTTATCCTCGACCCCATCACTCCCGCTCACGGGTGGCCTCCTTCCATACCTGCTTTGTCAGATGCCATTGACCACACCATTTGCATTCGTATGCTCGCTGCTTTACAACTCGCCCCATCCTCAAGGCATCTTGCTGGGAGAATCCTTTTTTCTGTCGACACGATCGGCGCACCCAATCGTCGTACTTCTTGAGAACTGTGAGCTTCCAAGCTTTGACTTGATGACCCTTCATCCCCGCCCGCCCTTCAGCCGCTCGAGTTCGGCCTTGAGTTCGTCGATCTCTTTTTCGAGATCCGCGACACGGTCCTTAAGATTCCACTTCTCGGTGCCCAAGCGCTCGGCAAGCCTGTCCCTATTTGCCATCAGTTCTGAATAATCTCTCTCGAGCTCACCGATGCGTGCCAACGCCGCTTTCAGCGCAGAACGCTCAGCCGGACCAAGACACGTCATCACTTCGCCGGATGCCATGCGAGCGACGAGGCCTAGTTTCAGATCCTTATCGATCTCACTTTCAGTCCGTAAGTGTGACGCGCTCTGCGGCTTACTTAGGTTTTGCTTACACCCCGCCTCGTGTGCCCAAGCTTCAATGTGCTCCTCAAACGCTTCACCGCAAAAGCTACAAGAATACGTGGGCAAGTGAACGGGGCAATAATTTGGGCAAATGCATGACTCCTCTACCATCTCCGACCGAGCCACTGGAGGGGATTCTTCGCGATCGAGGCGGTCGAGCACCTTTCCTAGCGCATTCACTCCTTGGCTAAACACCTCCCAATCCTTATTGAGATGTGCCTTTACAAACAACACATACGAGTAAGCGACATCGTGGCGAAGCGGGGCTGTGCATTCCATACCTTCGTCCGAAGACGTTTGGGTGGATTCTCTTTTCTCACTCATACGCTTCCCTTCGGTTTCGCGATCTCCTCGCGCAGGGCTCGAACTTCTGACTCGGCCTTCTCCGCACGCTTCCAATCGATCTCTTCTTGTTGATCTTTTTCGGCCAGCTTCGCCTCGTACTTCGCCGTCAGGATATTGCGCTGATCAGTCCAGCCTTTTGCGTACCCGTAGTTAAACTGAAGCCCATCGCCAGCGTCCATTTTGGGTAGCTCCATCTCATCCCCCATCGCGAGCAAGATGTTGTAGAGGATTGTTGCACCTTCGATTTGATGACGAATCTTGCTTCGACAATTAGTCAGGGCGTTGATATCGGTTGCGCTATAGATGATCTCACCTCTTGCGTTCAGTCCGAGGTTCTCTACGCCAGCATTCTGTTCGGCCAGCTTCTCAACCTTCTCTTTCAGTTCCTTCGGCAGTGTGTGGGTTGGGGTCATGGCTTGTCCTCTACATCGTAAATCACGGCTTTAACTGACTTCACTACATCCATTCCAAGCTGAATGTCCGGATGACGAGTGAGCTTGTAGCCACAGACATCGATAAACTGATCAACCTTGTCCGCAGGTATTCTGACCGAATAGTAAACTGAGGTGCGCGGAGCATACTGAATCTGCTGAATGTACGTACTTTGGATGCTCGAGCCCGTTATCAGAACGGCCTTCATAACACGCGCCATCGATTTCTCACTCATCGACGTCCAGGGCGGCCCGGCTTCTCCAACCGTAAAATATTCGTATCGTCGCTCCATCACCCTTCCCCCTTCCGCGCGGCTTGGAGCTTGGCTAGGGTGTGAGTACCGGATGCGCAGCACATATCACATGGTCGAACATCGTTTTCGCATTTCATCATAGCTTCGATTGCCATTTCCAACTCCCTGACGACCGGGCTGTGCTTGAGCGCTGCGGACCAGCCGCGTTTGAATGCTTCTTGCTCAGGTCCAGGAATAAATTCCCAGCAACAATCCTCCATCACCTCAGCGTCAGTCTTGGGGGTCATGGGAGGCCTCCAAATCACTCAGCACAAGAGGCTCTACACATAATTCGAGTGCGATGCTCTGCCAGGCAAAATCAAGCTGCCCGGTAATGTCTGTTGCGGGAAACAATGCCATCTGTGTTGTCTTGCCGTTTCTTCTAAATCTCAAAACCGGATAGGCCTCTCTGCCGTACGAGTATTCTTTCATCAAAGTGACATCAATATCGTTCGCGTACGCCCATTCGAATACGCGCCACATAACCTTTGGTGTTTCTTCAAATCCCAGGCTCATCCCTCACTCCCCTCGTCGGCGCGGATGCCGTGTTTGAGATCTCGCTCTTTACGTGTGAGGCGGGTCATTTGGAATCCTTTGGAACCGTCCATGAGATACAGCACCAAGGGCAGTAGAACCCCGGAAGCTTCTTCAGCTTGCCTGCAACAAGAATGTAGCTTGCATCTTTCATCGTCTCGACATCATCCTTCTTGCACTTCGGACACCTCATCTCGCCCCCCGTTTACTCTTCCGATACATGCGATGGATTGTCTGCTGCCTGTCTTTCCCAACCGTCTCCTCCGCACGAATCAGATCGACAAGCCGAATTACTTCCTTGATCTGCGCGATCGGGAGGTTGATCTTGCCGCCTTCTCGGCGTGCGATTTCCACTGCGAGTTTGTTTTTGTTCATGCTTCCTCCTAAATTTTGATTCCAAGTTTCTCTGCCACGTCCTCGATCGAGCGGGCGACGAAGCCAATGCCGCCTTGCTCATTCCACGACTCAAGGAATGCCTTCTGCTCTGGACTCACGCGGCCCTGCTCGCTCTTCACTTCAATCGCAAGCGGCTGACCGCGATAGATGCCGAGGATGTCTGAGATGCCTTTCGTGTGATGCACCGACTGCTTCTTGCGGTATACCTTCTTCGTCGGATCAAAGATGCCGATGGTGTCGACCTTGAACGCGAACACTCGGCGGAGTGCGAGAAATGAGAGAATGCTGTTCTCAATCTGCTTTTCGGTCATGAGTCTGCGCTGTCTTTCTTTGGTGTGCAGAAATGTGGTCATGCTGATCGTCTCCCTTCTGCACAAATTCGCTTCATTTTCGCGATTGCATTTCCCTCAAAGATCCACTCCTGAAACATCGCCATTGCCGCAACAAGATGACGGAACTCAGGCGCGGTTTTGAGGCGCTTTGCCTTTAACTCCTGATCGAGCCAAACCCATGGGATGATCTTCCATCGAGTCGGAAGAGTTCCTTTGGCGCCGCCGTTGGGACCAGCTGCTGTTTGAAGGTAAAAGTCAGGGCGGCGGCCGAAAGCCTGAATGAACTGCGAAAGTGTTATTCCTTGTATCGTTCGGCTTGCGATGCCGAGAGCTTGCATTCGCTCTTTGATGCATGTCCGGTTCCCACGTCCGATCCGTTCAGCAATCCAGTCACGATTGCGGAGACCAGCATGCCGGAGAAGAAATTTGAGTTGCGCGGCCGACCAAGGAGAATGGTCTCTAGTTTCTTTTCGCAAGTGTTTCAGGCGAGGATCTAGATACGAAGCTGACATCAACGATTTCATCTCTCGTTTCGTCAGTCCAAACTTCTTCCGCGTCTCTTCAAAGCTGTGTCTGAGGAAGTATCTCATCGCGGGCTCGCGCAAATGAGCATGCCTTGAGTTCCATTTCCCAAATCGATCGCGTAGCGTTGCCCGTGTCGATTGCAGGCCGAGTTTCTTCGCCTTCCATCGAACAGACTGCGGTGTTTTGCCAAGCGCTTCGGCGATCTCTGTGTAAAACATTGAGCCTTTGCTCGCCAGTTTCCGAAGCCTGTGTTCATCATCTTCAGACCAGCCGTATTCAGTCTTTTTCACTCAAGTACCTCGCGGCCTGAATGGCGGTCTTAATCGTGAGATTCAAATTCTGAACGCAATTGCACGCAGCATTCACCGAGTCTGGAGTGATCTTCTCTTTGGTCACTTCTTTCATCATGTGTTGAAGGGTCTTGACCGTATCTACCACTCCGAATCGATCGCTAATTTCTCGAAGAGCGACTTGCTTTCCGATACCGACAACTTCAGCGTTTTTATCAGCCACAATATCTCCTCGTGTTGAAAACCTAGTGCAAACAGATACCCATGTATGATTTCTCGAGCTTCGACCTCAGGGTCGAGAGGTTCGTCTCCGCCGACCAAATCTCTTCCATCACTTCCAACAATAAGATCCGCAAATGTTCCGGTTCCGTCTTCGCCAATTTTCTGGTCCAGTCGGACTGATGCCTTAATGAGAGTGTTGCGAGCATTCCCTTTGCGATTGATATACTCGTATCCAAATTCAGCAGAATTTCCCTGTTGCTTAAGCCATTCTTGGATTCGTCGTTCTTGCTCATAGTCTTCCTTGTCTTCTTCATTGGTGTCCCACTTGCCGCCGCTTGTGATGCCCTTCGGATTTCTGATGTATGGCTTGTCGCTCATGCCGCATCACAAGAGCTTCCTGAACTCCGAGAGTTCCTCACGGGACACACTTTCCTCGAGCAGTTTCGATACAATGAGATGCGCTCTGGATTTAATCCCCAGGATTTTGAACACGTTGGTCAGATGGAACTTGATCGTTTTTTCTTCAACATCTAGCCGTTTCGCAATCTCCCGATTCGTCAGGCCCTTTGCGACCAGTTCGGCAATTTCTTTTTGGCGTGTCGTTAGTTCTGTTCTCATTTTACCCCCCCCGGATTATTTAGCCGTCGTACGTATCGCTCAATCTCTGCCCTCACGATTCTTGACGTTGTTCCAAAGATCGCTGCGATTTCTGCGACTGAGAATCCGTGCATGTAGTACGAAAACATCTCGTGCGCCCGTCCAAATGGCGCGTGTATGACCTTGCCCATGTTGTTCCCCCAAGATGATCATGTGTCCCTCCCGCTGTCCCAGAACCAGTCCTCGTCGTGCGGTTCAGCTTGAGGCCATGGCTGTTCGTTCTTCTCGAGCTTCTCGAAATACTCTTTGAGGATTGCGTCGATGCGTGTGAAGTCAGCGGAGGGCACCCCGTTGAGTGCACCATTCCACTTCACCTGATCGAGATGAGGCGCAACGAGTGCGAGCAAATCGCGACCCTCTCTCATGCGCATCCATGCCGAGTTATCACGCATCATTTGAACCACGATGGGCGCCCACCAGCGTTTGTCTTCTGGCCCAATCCGGGTAAAGACCGTGGTCAAGTTCAGCAAACCCTTCTTTTCGCGTGAGAGAGCTACTTCCGACTTTGTAACCGTACTCATAAGAATTCGTCCTCGGGTTGAACATGATGCGACCAATGAAGCGCGTGCATCCGCCGTTCATTCTGTTTTTGGGAATTCGAAAAAAGGTTTCGAAGCGACCGTCAGCCGTTCGTCCGCCGGGCGCGATTGTGACGATCTTGGTCGCGATCTTTGCGAGATCACTTGAGCCGTGGAACTCATCAATGCCGGGAACAAGGTCTTCGTTTGCGCGGTCACGCTTCCGCAGATGGGCAACGAGGATGATTGGTTTTTTCTGTTCAAGCGCCAGTGCCCGAACCGTCTTGGCCAGTTCTTTCAGCGCGCGGTTTTCGCCGCGGTCCTCATCAAGATCGAAATAATGCGCGTGGTCTATGATGAAGAGGTCCGACGAGTGCGAATTGAGCGAAACACTCTCGATCAGGTTTTCCAACGTGAACTGGTCGGCTTTGTAGTGAACGAAGAGGCCTGAATAAGCGCCCTTCATGAACTCGGTGGCTTGCCGCTCGTATTTCGCCAGAACGCCCAGCCAGTCGCCCAAAACCCAACGGTCATAGGTCAGGTGGCCCCCCAGGTGCGGACGCTCAGGATCGGCGAAATACGCGCTTGCGATGATTTGGTATTTCAGCCGGCGCTCGACCTCCCACTCCTCCGCTTCGAGCGCAACGAAGTGAACGCGCTTCCCGTCTGCGATGTTCTTGAGCGCGATGTTGCAGCAGAGCTGGGTCTTCCCCATGCCGCTCGGCGCGCCGACGAGCACGAGATCGCTCGGAGCAATCCCGAGAAGCGCGTCGTCAAGGAAATCAATCCCGAACTTACGCAAGTCTTTGCGTGCATCCTTCCTAGCCGCGGTTTCTTTTTCGGCGCCTTCGGCCGCTGATCTGAACATGACCTAGTCCTCCACGATGTCTGAGTTTGCGGTTTTAGCGGTCGGTATTCCTGCCTGGTGTCGTGCCCACCCTCGATCGAACCATGACGCGAGCGTGCGCTTCCAACCGCCGATCGTCGTCGGGCATTTGCGCTTGTTGTCGGAGTAGTACACGAACGCTTTTTTCAGCTCTCGTTCGAGGTAGTCCGCGTCGGGATAGATCTCGCGTTGTGATCCCATCCATTCGCCGCCGAGTGCGAACCTGAGTTCTTCGGAGTTGGCGAAAGAAACAACCAGCTGCTTTCGAGCGCGTGGTTTACCACCGCCGAATGTATGTATGTCTGTATGTCTGTCTGTAGCGTTCGGATCACGTACAGAATCTGTACAGATTTTTCCGGTGGTCTGTACGGCGGTCTGTACGGTGCCCTGTTCGCCGGTCTGTACAGATGACCGTACGGCCCCGATCGCCTCAAGTTTCTCGATCGTTCGGATCAAGATCTCGGGCTCGATTTCACACACCCGATGAGCATGTGCGGGCACGATCGGAACCGTCGCCGAGTTCCTCTGAGATGCCTGACAGAAAATGTAAAGCGTCGCCTTGAGTTCGATCGGTTCGAAGTCCATGAAGTCTGGGTCTTCTAGAAACCGGTTGGAGAGTGCGAACCAAGTTGGGCGCTTATAGTCTTTGCGCGGGTTATGCTTTTCCCAATTGACCAGAGTTACCGTGAATCGCTTTGCCATGCTGAGTCCCCAAATTCATGATGCCGTCGTGATGAGAAGAGATGGAATGGGACTGCTATGGCGGAGCGAGCGATCGCGCGAGAGGCGAGTTTTCCCCGTGGTTTCCCCGTCTAGCCCGGGAAACGTCCGTCAAAGTTGGTACTGATGCGTACAAAAAGCGGGCAGATTTGATCTTTTCGGGATGCCAGAAGAAATGTATTTGAGCTGGTGACCCGGGCCTGGATCGAACAGGCGACCTACAGTTTAGGAAGATATAATGCGGGCACAACGAGCGTCTATGATTCATCTCTTGTTCCCGCCGCTTGCGCGCTTTAATTTCCTGACAGGCAGCTCGATTACCCGTGTTTTACCCGCCTCTAGTTTCGCAGCAAGTACACGATCGAGACCTGCAAACTGCACTGATTCTTCAAGCCCGCGCACGTCATCAGCCTTGAACGAGACGTAATGGCGACGTTGAACCTCAATGCTCGCGCCGGCGAACTTCTCGCGTTGCGTATCGGTGAAATCTGCCCGCTTGTTTGCGTAATACTCGAACGTTGCCCGCAGATCGTGCGGGCGCAGGTCAGGAAGCCCCGCCTTACGTTTCATCACCCGCCATGGGTTATTAATCCCGGTCATCGACATGTGTTCTTTGGGGGCGCCACGCTTCGGGAAGACCCAAGGGCTACCCTTTGCCGTCCCCGTCATCCGCTCGCGCAGCAAGGCCGCTACAAACGCATTTAACGGGATCTCTCGACCACGCCTGGTTCGGCTTGTTCCGCGCTCAATGACGAGGAAGTTTTCATCCAAGAAGACCGACTTCTGCTTCAGGCGAATTGATTCCGACCAGCGAACGCCCATGAACAGGTATAGCGAGACAAACAGTAAGAGCGTCCCGCTTGAGTTCGTCAGCACGCGGCCTATCTCATCGGGCGTGAGGATCATTCGCACCCGGCGTTCAACCTTTGGTATTGGAAGGATCGGCAGCGTTTGGAGATAGCCTTTGATTTTGCACGAGGTCAGGAAGTGCTTAAGAACCTTCCGGTGATTTGTGAGGTCAAGGTCTTTAGTGTCGCAGTACCGCGACCACAGCGGATCGTTCACCTCTGCAAGGCGCTTAGTTCCGAACGCTTTGAACAAGTGAAGTTCCCAAATGTCTTTGGTCTCTTTGAACGTGCCGGGACTGATCTGACGTCGACCCGGGACCTTCCCCAGCATCTCGGCTTCGCGCTCGGCGAGGTATTCTTCAAACAGCGGCGCGACCCGAAGCTGATGAGCCATCAGGCCGTCGCCGCGTAGCTTTGCTTCGAAGTGCCGCTTGTATTCGATCGCCTTCTTCTCGGTCGGATACTCGCCAAGTGAACGCTCAAAGTCTCCGCGTCGGTACCAATACGCATTGCCAACGCGGTATAAGTTTTTCTCGGAGGTCTTCTCGCGTCTCACGAGCACTTCTTTCTTCGCACTTCGTTCCAATCAACAAGTGCCATGTGCCGGGGGCCGTACCGATTGATCTGCTTTTGGCTGATCCATTTGTGCATCGTCTGCTTTTTGTATGGCGGCTCTGGAAGTCGATACAGCTCCTGAATGCGTTTCACACACTCATCGATCGTGATGAGCTCCAGGCTCTCGAGTTCCTTTGCTCTTGTCGCGAATTTCTTCATTTGCTCCTCGCTTTGATCGCGTTTACCGGCGCCCATCCCGCGTGTACAGACAGAAACTTTTTCTTCCAAATTCGGTTGAACGCCCTACCGTGCCCTACCATTACTTACCGACGCTAACCGTGCGAATCCGCGAGAACAGATTCTTCGCACAATTGAAAGTAGTTTTCGTTTCCCCCATCACTCCTCCAAAGTTGAGGCGTCCGGTTCGCTACGCCGGCCCTGAGATTTCAACGAGCCCGCAGCATTACCTGTTAGTGGCACTCAGACTTTACGCGTGTGCGTGTCTCCAGTGGTCTTCCGTATTCGGGCACGCAGCCCTAGTCCCGCCACAGCTTCCCACGCCGCCGCCTCAATGAAGCCATCCATTTCCTCGGGGATGACGCCGTCATGTAGCAACGTCGACCGAATTGGACTCGCGAAAGCCAGCGTGTTCGCGCACGCCGGATGGCTTCATTCAGGCGCCCGATGCGCTCGGGCTGGCGTGCATATTTATGCAGTCACTGCTTCATCGAACGGAGATCGATGAACGGAGTCGTCTGACTGCCGAACATGTACTGCGGCAGTCTGCCATCCCATTTCTGTACAGCTTCAAATTCGACGAGCCCTTTGTTCTGCGAGAGCGCCTGGGACTTGATCCGCATCGACTCCGCATCGGCCTCGGCGGTCTTTACTTTTTGCTTCGCTTCTTCTTCAATCCGTACCGTTTCGTTCTTGGCGCGCTGAGCATCTTGGATTGCAACGACCTTCTGCTCGACCGCCTGCTCATATGCGTCGTCGAAGTCTAAATTTGTGAATTGAAGGTCAGTTACGATCACGCTGCGTGCCTTGAGGTTTTCTTGAACTTCTCGAAGCGCTTCCTTGGTCACGAGTTCGCGTTTCGAGACCAGCTCGTCTGCGATGACTTGCCCAATCGCGTCCTTGATAGATCCGAGGACGACGGGACGAATGATCTTCTCTGCAAGCTCATAGTCCAGTCCAACTTCGCGATACAAATTATGGACCTGCTTCGGGTCAGGATAGAATACGACCGCGAACTCGATATCAACCCGCTGAGTGTCCTTGGTGAAAATGGCCGTTTTGTCGGCCCATTTCTCTTCGCGAACGGCATATTCGCGAATGCCTGACGTTACCGGGTTGTAGAAGTGCATGCCTTCGGGCAGCGGCTCGCCGACGACCTCGCCGAAGCGGGTCTTAATTCCGCGATGGCCAGTGTCAACGATCTCGAAGCCACATGCGGTTAAATTCAACGCAAGCATTCCCAGCAGAAGCATTCTCATTTGCGGTCCCCCTTTTTGTATTCCAAAAGCTGTTTAATCACGTACCCCGTTAGAATCATGAAGCTGATTACCACTACCGCGCCGGTCATGCTGCTCCTCCCGGACCGTCCGGGTCCTCACAAGATGTCCATTGCCTTCGTAAATTTCGTTTCTGTCGCGCTTGCTCCAATTTGATCTCTTCCGCACTCGGCATTCGCCCCATGTCGGCCGCCCACGTAATGATGTCCGTGAATGTCGGAGGGTTTGCATCGAGCTCCGCCGTTCGATCTTTGGAAAAGTTCGACACGATCTCGCCCGTATCAATACACACCCGTTCAACCAGTGGGCTTGGGTTCGTTTTCCGGGACCTGTTTATAAACATCGTTATCAACTTCTTTATAAACATCCCCATGTTGCTTAACCCCCTCGATGACCTTCTCAAGAAGCTCCAATGCATTTCGCATGTCGTTGATGTATTCAGCGCGGTGTTCTGGCGGCGAGCGTTCAAGACAGTTCAGCGAGACCTGAAGTTTGCCGACAGTGAACTCGGCGGCCCCCGTAAGCCTGCCAAGGCGCTTTGACACATCCATCAATGGATCAAGATCCATCACACCGATCATCCCACTTCTCCTGTTGGCAAATACTCGCGGCACCTTGGCTGCTCGCACTCACGCTTGTACGACTCCGCGATCTCATCTTCGAACTCATCAAGCTCGAGCTTCCGGAACGTCTGTGTTACGTCTACTTTGCCCCTGTACAAAACCCGAACGCTTCCAACACTCACCCTTCCGTCCTGATCACTGACCTGCCCGCGCAAGATCAGATTCGTGTCGAAGCGATATTCGCAATCGTGAATATGAACGCTCACGGCGCCTCCACGTAAACTTTGTTGCCCACGATTCGCACGCGCACCGGATGCTTCATGTTGCAGCGGAGCTCTTGCTTCACCGACTCCACAGTCACCGTCTGAATCTTCGAGAGATCGAGACTGCACGAGGGCAGAACAACGCCGCCGATTGCGAGGGCCGCGACAGAGGTCATGCCGGCACCGCCGCGAGAAACTCAGTGAACATCTTGGTCAGCTGCTCGTGGTCATAGCTCGACAGGTCGCCAGCGTGCATGATCGGCCCCTCGTCCCCGTGCCACGTCTGCGTGTAGATCACTGCGTTCGCGAGCATGTCGTCGACGTCCGCGCCACGTGATTCAATCGAGTGCACGCTGAGCGTGTCGTCGTTCGTAAGCGTCCAGTTGTGGAAATGGCGATCGAATGTGCGCCTCAAAACGGAATCTCCTCGTCAGAATCAAACGGGTTGAGCTTCCCCTCGGGCGTCTCGTCGTCACGCTTGCCGTGCTCAAGCGGCTGGAGCGCGACCGCATCAATTTGCGCCGACATTTCCTTGGTGAGCTTTTGCTTCATGCTGGGAATGATCGAATAGGTCGTATTCGTGCCCGTGCCGCTGCGAGTGATCTTGACGATAGCCTTCTCAAGGTCGCACTCCTCGTGAAGCTCTTTGAGCAGGTTGTAGACGGTCGCGCCCTGCTCAAATACTTTGGCCACGTATACGCCGTTTTCACTCAACACGAAGTTGATGCGGAAGCGGAAGCTTGCCTTTGGTGTCGACTCGTCAACGATATGCGATTTGTTGTCTTTCCAAACGACATAGAATTCGTGGGGCATGCCGCGGAACACGCCAACGACAGACTCTTTATCTTTGAGCTTCAGGAAATTCTTTGAACCACCGCCAATAGACGGGCTTGATTTAAACTGCATCTTTCTTCTCCGTTTCACCGAATACGTATTGAGGGGACTTGTTTCCCCACTGATCTGATTTCCAATCGACTTCAAACTTGCCGTGGCACGACTCAAGGTATGGGCAATAACTGCAAGGAAACTTCGCAACGAGTCTGCCCGTGGGCTTCTTGCGGAATGTTTCTTCGACAAGCGGATGAGGCGCTGGAATGTGCTCGTCGCTATTTGCCTGGCGAAACTCTTTCACGACCGTGTGTGCAATTGCATCGTCATACTGAAATACGCCATCCCAGAGATGGCCCGTCTCTTTGCGAAGGTAGAAGAATCGCACGGTCTCGATGTTGAGCGCGCGGCACTCGTCAGTCAGCATGAGCGTATGCGACTGCTTCAGATAGTCGTCCGGACCCTCGTCTTGAAACGCCTTAAAGCCCCAGTTCGCAGCCGACTTGCACTCGATCAACTCCCACTTGCCATCAGAATTACGCTTGCCGAATCCATCTGCGTGGCCAGTGATCTTTACGCCATCAAGCTCAAAACTCATGGTCTTTTGAACGTAGAGATCGATTGGCTTTCCTTGAAACTGAAATGTGCCAATCACATCGCCAAAGTCCACTTCGCTGTAGAGCTTGCCCGGGCCCACGCACGCTTGCTTGATGAAGTAGAGCATCGTGCGCTCGGACAAGTCGCCAAGCAGAAAGTTGACCATTTTGCGTGGGGTGAGCGGTGTTTCGGGAGCACCCATGCGCTTGAGCTGCCGACGCTTCACGCACATCGTTGCCGACGAAGCGCGATTGATATTCTTGTCGTCCTTGCGTTCAAGGTATTCCGCGATGAACTGATAAATCTGCAGCGTTGCAGACGGAATACTCAAATCCGCCTTGTCCTCGAACGCGGCGAAGGGATTTGCGACCAATTGACCCGTCACACGCACCTCGGTAAAAGATAGCGCCCGACCGCAGTGCAACCTGCGGCCAGGCAAACCACCCAAGCTTTCAAGGAGCTCAGATGGACTTTTTTGATAAGGCCTTTAATTTTGTTTCTAATCCGGCCACTGCATACGCCTTTCTCTTCGGACTTTTGGGTGGCGGAGCGGGCGGATTTACAATTCAAATGTTTCTTCACAAGCGAATTGTTCAGATCCTCGAACGGGAATCGGAGCGCCTTAAGATAGACGCCCAAAATGCAGTGAATGAGCGAGATGGAATGAAACAGAAGCTCGAGCAACGCGAGCATCAATGGGAATACGAGAAATCCGATTATCAAACCCAGATAAAAGCTCTGTCTCTGAAGATCCGAACCGCCTGGTGCACCATTTGTGGAAGCGACGTGCAACGCGACGGACGGCACGGAGTTCACATAAAACTCAAGTGCCTCGGACAAAGCTGTGGCGAGTCCATCCACTGGACCGAAGATGATCTGAAGGCTCTCGCACTCGGCCGACGAAAGTGAGAACATCACTTCACTCCCCGCTTGATTTCGTCCGAAACGGCGATCAACCAGGCACAGGCATTCCCAATTGCTGACGGAATGAAGAACGAAAGAAAGGCGTACGCGGGCCGCCCCGTGATAAAGAAAATGGCAACGCTGATTCCAAGCCACCCGAAGAAGCAGTTCCAGTTGTGATATTCTCTAGCCGTCATCGTTACCTTCCTTCAATCGCGCCTATAAAAAGGCGCACCAATCCATTTTGCCTAGCGTGGGCGATCAATCTAATTTAGTTGTTGCGGAACAACTAAGCCCTCTTCCTAAGGGCTCGAACAAATCACGAAGCTTCTTCGCCCGCGCGAACGGGCGGAAACAAACGCGCTTCAGAGACTTTGAGCACCGAACAGAGTCGGTCACGCGTTCGCTGTCGCTTCGGAACATACCCAAGCCGAGCTTTCGAAATCGTGCTGGATGAAACTCCACTGGCTCTGGCGAGTTCCAGGAGTCCATCAGGCCCATTCTTATCGATCCAGCGGTCGATCAAAGTACGCTCTACTCGTCTATTCATACGTCCAATATACCCTCACCTGTTCGTATTTTGCAATCAAAATACGTTCGTATGAAGGCGTACGCATTGTTCGTATGATTTAACTATTGGGAAACATTAGAGATCTGTTTAAGAGAAATCTCGCAAGACTCCGTGAGCCAAAATTCACGCAACGGGAGCTTGCGCCAGAAATCGAGATGGATCCCCGCGGTTATCAAAAATATGAATCCGGTGAAGTTTGGCCTCCGCCTGAGCGTATTGATTTGATTGCAAAGAAGCTCGAGATCGAACCTTGGGAGCTCTTTGCAGACCCAGATAGCGAGCAAAACCCTGCGAAAGTGATTTCTTCCCTAAAGACGAAAGCGACTGAGCAAGCAATTGCGCTCGGCGAACTGGCACTCGAGATAAGGCGTCTGCGGCTAGAGGTAGAGAATCTAAGGAATCAGATGCCAAGCCCCATTCAACAGGCACTACTCATCGAGATCAATAACCGGAAGTTCAGCGTTGAGCGCGCTTTGCGTTTCGTCCGTGGCGAGATTCGGAGTCTTGACGAGAGTAAGAAGCCGGGCGGGTCGTTCACCTGATCTGAGTTGATCAAGCCTTTCGATGAGTTGGTAGAGTTCAATTGCGATTCTCTCAAGCACACTAACTATCTCGTCGTGGTCCATGGTTCCTTTTCGCCACGGACGTCCCAATTCTTAACGTCTAAACCTGGTTAATTTTTCTGAAGATTGTTAAATGTTTTTGGTTTGTATACTAATCTCTAGCCTTAAGACTCTACAAATTCTGATTAGGACGGTTAGCGACGGGAACCGGGCGCCACGCTCAACGTTCTTGATCGTCTCAATACTAACACCAGCTGCAATCATCGCCTCGAGCTCGGTGTCATCAAACTTCATGACGCCCCTCCCGACCCCGAAGGCGCCTGAAACTTGCGACAGGATTCGCAGAAGTGGTAGCCGGGCTTTTTATAGCTCGGCTTCAACGGCTTTCCGCAGCATGTGGGCGGTACTGCTCGCTGTCGGTTCACAGAGCCAACTCGAGAACCGGTGCCATGACGTTTATCGATGCTTGCCGCGGTTATCGTAGGCGAATCGACGATGCGTTTGCCCTCGTCGAGTTCATCGGCGCAGAATTGAGTTCCAAACCCGCACAGCGCAAGCGCTCGTCCGATGGCGCCGGTTTCGGCTTTTTCGATGAAGTCCGGAAAGCCTTCTTTGCTCTCAAACTTGTGGCTCGTCGCGATCAATCGGCCAGTCTGATCTTTGATCACAGCACGCATGAAAGCGTCGACTTCAGTTACGGAGACGATTTCTGTTTCGATCGACCACTCAGGCCGCTCTTCGCGAAACCAAACGAGGCGCTAAGGACGGCCTTGTAGCGCGCACTTGCGAAGGCCAGCTGTTCCTCTGCACTTTTTAGGCGCCGCTCTGAAAGGCGCTCCTCTTCGAGGAGCTGGGCGAGATTCGTGTATGATTCCGGCCCGCGAATTGACCGGATCATGCGGGCCGCCCGGATTTTTTACGAGATTCATGCACACGATTAGATTTAACTTCTTGCTCGGTGATCCCCAAGAAAGTCGCGATCTTTCTGGCATCGCCCTCGGGGAGGGTTATCCAACCATTTAAAAACATACTAATTCGACTCGGGTCGCGTCCGGTCTCCCTAGCAAGCTCGAGGTTCAGGACTCGTTTGAAACGGCAAAACTCCTTTAGGGTCATTCGCTCCTCCTATGTCTCCGCGGTAATCACGAAGTGATGTTGATCATCGATGAGATCAAGGGTAGTGTCAGAAAATTGGCGTTCCCGATCAAAATAGCTAGTTATTACAAACGCTTAACTTTTCAATTCAGGAAACTTTAAGGTGCGGACGTGGTTCACGTTCTATCTCTCGGAGATTAAGTTCTACAGCGAATAAACAATCCAACAATGAGGTACATCGTGAAAAAGGTAGCAATCGTTGCCTGTCTTTTCTTTGTCGGCTGCGCCAACGTCCAGCTTGCTCCCACCGACCTGAGAGCGCGCTCGTACGTCGCTGAACACAGACTAAAAAAACAGGCCGCCTACGACAAGACGCTCGCGTGGTTTGCGCGGTCCTTCGCCAACTCGAACGAGGTACTTCGTCTGACGGACAGAGAGTCTGGGCGAATTATCGCAAAGGGTAATGTGGAGTGCGACGCACTGGGGCTTGGAAATGGATATGCTCCCGACCAAAGACTTTGGTTCACCCTGGAGACCGTTTCTGCGGATAACAAAACAGACATCGTCGTCTCTGAAATTGTCGGGAAAACCGTATCGGGCGCGTGGGACTCACATCTTAGGCCATCGAATAAAGTCGAGGCCGACCGGGCGTTTGATGCTTGCGTAACACCATTCGTTGATCGAATTAAAGCCGATCTGAATTAGGCAGCCCAGCGGTATTGCAGTAGATCCCTCTTCGGATACTTGGCGACACAGACCCGGTTCGACTGGTTCCCTCCGAGCACCGTGATATGCGTCTCATCCGAATCGAGATAGAACGCAACGTGACCTTGCCAAGCGCTCGAACCGCGCTTAAACACTACGATTGCGCCGTACCGAGGTTGGCTAAGTTTTAATCCCCATCCGAGCCAGCTTCGTGCGGCGGCAGAGTTTGACCCTTCAATGCCCGCTTGCTTCATCACCCAGTTAACGAAACTCGAGCACCAGGCGACCTCGTCATCGCCTGCTTTTAAACTTGTCGTTGCGTGATAATCAATTATACGTGGGTCATCTTTATCGCCCGCGATCTCCTTGGTTCCGAGCTCATCCCAGGCGATGTTCATCCATTTGTGCGCCGTCATGGCTTCCACCTTTCACACTTGTTGATGAGTTCCACGCCGTCGCTGTATATGCGCGCATACTCGTCGATCGTGATGCAGATGCGCCCCTCAAATTCTGGGCTGTCAGAGCGGATCCTCTTGTTTCCCCTGATAAGGGACTGAGTCTCGTAATCAGTCGTATACGGCCGCGCTCTAATGACAAACTCAGGTGCGTTTGTCGGGCAGCTCGCTACTCCCATCGTCCACATCGCAAGTGGAAGAAGGATCCATTTTCTTCTCAAGGCGGCAAAGAGCATCTGCTTTCGCTTTAAGTCGGGCGTCGTCATCTTCGATCTCGCTTGCTTTCTTGAGTTCAGCGGCGGCATCGGCCGCCCCCTTCTTCTTCCGCTCAAGCTCTCGGCTCTTCTGCCATTCTTTAATAAATCGGATTACGGTTTCGCCGGCCGAGATGATGGCATTGATTGCTGAGGCAACCTTGAACCAATTGAGCGGGTTGAGAACTTTAAGGAGGAGGCCGAGCCATGCCATTACGCGGCCTTAATCGCTTTCGCGGCCTCAACAAGCTTCATGAACATCTGCTGAAGTTCATCAAGCGAGAGGTCTTTGATCTCGTCATCGATGTCCGCAAGGCCAGTGAACGCGTCGATCAATACTTGCGGGCTCTGCATCACTTTGAAGACCACAATGCCGTCGGCCGCCGTGATTTCGCCGTCTTTCAAAACTTCCTTCGCGGCCACGCCGATAACCTTGATGCCTTCGGCCAACTCGCTCATTTCCTTGATGCCCCTTGCTTCTGCCATATCTGAAACTCCCTTCATAATTGAGTTCAGACTATCGGAAGCGGCGAGCGCGAAAGAAATTATAATTCAAGCCTCGCTCGGCATCGGGATTCGAGAGTTATCGTCGTAGACCCACGTCAGCGCATCGTGCTGATCTTGTTCTGATACTTGTCGCAGGTAGCGCGTCACATTTCGTGCTTCGGTATAGTATCCCGTCGCCTCGGAGAATTGACCGCTGCGCGCGGCGATGTTCCCAAGTGATCTAAGAGAGTGCGCGATCCCACGAAGTGCTGATGACTGGCCCGGACGAAGCTCTAGGACCTTTTCAAAACATTTAATTGCATCGTGAAACTTGTCGTAGCGCATGTGGAGGTCGCCCGCGAGCCCCCAGGCCTCTGGTGAATCAGGGCAAGACTTGACCGCAACGTCGATGACGTTCTCTAAGACGGATTTAAAAGAACCCTTGTGAAACTCCGCCCTCTTCCCTTCGTAGCGCGAGACATGAGCCTCGGGGAAATCCGGCCACGTCGCAATCGCATCGTCGAACCGGCCCTCGAGATAGGCGATCCCCGCTCTGTGTATACGCTCAAGTTTTCCGAGAATCTCATCGGGACTTTCGTAGGCCGGAGGATCGTTAGCAACCCGCTCGTCTGCTACGCAGAGATACGTGTCGTCATACATCGAGTTATTGTAGCGCACGATCTTGAAACCGCATTTATTCAAAAGTGTCTCAAATAGAGTACGCGTCCAAACGTTGATGTGATTCGGATGGTAATAGTATTCGAGGTCGAAGCCCGAGGCCCCAAAATTTGTCATCCGGTTTAACCAGGTTGGGACACTGATGTAGAGATATCCGCCCGGCTTAAGCTTGCTCCGATAGAGCATAAGATAGCGATCAATATCGAATTGATGCTCCGCGACCTTATAAGAGCAAATCAAATCGTAATCGCGCGAATGATCGAATTCCTCGGTGAGGTTCAGGCCAAATTCATGGAATGCGTTTCGTCGATAGGAAAGCGTGAGTTCAGTTCCGTAGACCTCGGCGCCAGGTACGACTTCTTTAAGGTAATTCAAGAACATCCCATAGGCAGCACCAATCTCGCAGACAACGGGCCGAGACTTACCCGCCTCTGCCCATTCGTCAAACAGCGGGCGAAGAAACGCATTGTGGTAGTGAAGTTTGCGCTGGCCGGTGAAAAAGTTCGAGACCTTCGGCGGATTTCGATAATCCTTTCGATAATACTGCTTCATTTCATCTTCAGATTTCCACTTCGAAGGGTATGAGATAAAGCCGCACTTCTTGCACATGCACATGCCTTCGGCTTTAATCCGGAAGCGGTCGACGTTTTCCCAGTCGTTTGAGTCACAGATCACGCATCTCATGCCGCAGATTCCTTCTTTAAAATGTGTCTCAGTAGCTTTGTCTTTCTCATGAGTTCGAAAAATTCAGTCGGCTCGATAGCCTGATCCGCGTCTGATAGACTGTTCTTCGGGTCGTAGTGAACTTCAACAAGCATTCCGTTTGCGCCAGCAGCAATCCCGGCAAGTGTCATGGGACTTACGAGGTCTCGGCGACCCGTCCCGTGTGACGCATCGACAATAATCGGAATCTTTGTGATCGCCTGAACAGCAGGAATCATGCTGATTGATAAATCCCAGCGCACATGATTTGCGTGTGTTGCCGATCCGCGCTCGATAAGAATCGGCTTCCCGCCCGACGCGATAATGTATTCAGCAGCGCCGAGCCACTCGTCTAGGGTCGCGCCAGGATTTCGTTTCAGAAACACGGTCTTTCCTGTTTTCCCTAAGCGACGGAGCAGCGTATAGTTTTGCATCTGCCGCGCGCCAACCTGAACGCAGTCCGCGTTCTCGAGAATGAACTCAAGCATTTCCGGCCGATCATACTCTAAGATCTCAATGATGTTTCGAAGTCCATTCGCCGAAGCTGCTCGTTTATACGACTTAATCAGATCGCGATCGACCCAACCAAAGTTTGCCCCTGGATATGTTCCCGCGCGGAAAACGCCGCCTCTCAGATGTGTGGCGCCCGCAGACGCGACGAGAGACGCGATCTCTTTAATCTGACGATCGCTCTCGACAGAACATGGCCCGGCAACAACGATAAACTCATCTTCATCTTGTGTCGGACAGTAATCGATTACGCTCGGATACTTCGGGGCCGGGCCCCACGTTCGACGCTGGGCGAATTCGTTTTTCATTTAGTAACTCGACTTTCTTAAGAACTTTTCGAACTCTTGATCGCGTTTCTTCTTAATCTCTTTCCACTTTGCCCTCGCATACTCGGAGTCTTTTGATTTTAGTGAATTGTCGAGGGGCGTAGGGTACTTCGCCCGCAAGATTGCTTTAAGCGTGTTCTCGATCGACTTAAGAAGTCGAATGTAGAACTGAATAATCTTCTCGTCGTTAAGCTTCTTCTTTGAAAGGTCATCCATGCCGGCCTGAAGCGCATACATCATCCGGCTTAACCTTGCTACGTTGTGCGACTCGAGACACTCAGTAAGAAACTTATTCCATCCGTTTGCGCTACCCTTTGCATACAGCGCGAGAAGGTCGATCGAGTTATGCTTTCGCATCTATTTCCTCTTTGATCTTTGCCCGCTCTTCGAGGTTCGTTTTACTTAACGAGTCCGGCCGCTGTGTATAGAAGAAAGTTGGCGAAGAAAAGTACCCGATTTTGATCTGATCTTTCGCTCGCACGAAGAAATCTAGCCCCTCGTAACCGCGAAGTCTTTCGGTGAATTTAACGTGGTTCACGGCGCGTGTGCGGAAGATCGCCCCACCAACATGATGGCTTTCCGAACCCGGTTGAACCTTTGTTTTGCTGCCGAAGTAACAGTCTGGGTAAACGGCATCAAGCCCTTGGGATTGAATGCAGTTCAACATCTCTTGAGCGGAGAAAAACGAGGAAAAATAATCGTCCGCGTCGAGACGCATGATGAACTCGGATCTTGCATTCTTCAGAGCGATATTCGACGAGCTCGCAAGGCCAAGGTTCTCTCGATTCCGAATCCATCTTGCATTCGGGTATAGCGTGCAAAACTTTGCTATTAGCTTCGTCGTTCGATCGGTCGAGTGATCATCAACAATGATATACTCGAAGTCGCGAAATCCATTCTGCGACGAAACGGAACCCATGGCGCGCTCGATAAACTTCTCACCGTTATAGACGCACGTATAGAGCGTCAGCCTTGGAAGCCGATTGATCTTCCGGGCCCACGGATTTGCTTTTAAGAACTCCAGCGCGTCCTTAGTTGTGCAGTCGTTTCCGCAAGACGCCAGTATCAATTCCATTAGACTAAGATCTTCAGGAAAATCGATTAGCAGCCGGTCGTCTTGAGATTCGCTTCTGGCCTGAATTTGAAAGATCTTGTCCGTGACTGATTTTACGGCGTAACCGATGAACTCTACGTTCTTGTACTTTTCCGCCGCTGCCCTTAGTGCGCGGAAAGATATAACTTCAAATCCGGTTCCGGCCGCAAAGCCGGGACTGAAGCAATAGTCGGCATCGATTGGTAGGTCTTCGATCTCAGACAGCAGGTCGCTGACGAAAATCTTGTCGTGACTGACACGCACAACGCGATCGAGCCCATGGTCCTTGGCGGCCTGGTACGTCCTCGCAAGCGGATCGTTGGGATGGCCTATCGTAAAGCCGAGTGGCGGAGCATCCTCTCCCAGAGCATCGGTGATTGGTTTTAGATCTTCTTGAGGCAACGCAAGAACGACCGGAAGGCCCGTGCGCTTTAAGCGCCGGACCAGATGACGGATAAGTGGAACGCCATTTATCTCGCGTACAGCCTTTCCGGGCACACGAGAAGAGTTAAGACGAGTGCAGACAACGATTCCTGTTTTCATGAGTTCCACGACGGGCGAAAGCCCTTGTATGATTCGAACGACGAGCAGGTTTTGCACGGGTCTAGTTTAAACGCCACGCCCGACTTAAGATCTTTCCGAAGCTCTCGGGCCATTGCCGAGTTAAAAATCTCTTTTACCGAACTGTCCTTGATGTTTCCCAGATAAAGCTGATCGGAGATCGAAGGACAGCAAGGAGATGCGTTGCCATCATGAGAGAAAATCAGTCGCACGTGCGCCTGCAGACAGGATTGCCGCTCTTTCGGGCGCTCGAGAACCGCGATATCCGAGATCGACTCGCTACGCCTTCCCTCGACCACATTGCGAATACTGACCGTCGCCGATGGCCAGCGCTTCTTTACCTCGCCCTCAATGTCCTCTTCAAGGTTCCGCGCGGTTCGGACCGCCTGTATCACGAGCTCGGTATCTTTGCGCCTCGGGTGATGATAAAAAAGATCAATATTCGTAAGCGCTTGATGGTACCGCGCGCCCGCCCGCTGTGTTTCGAAAACATCTTTGATAAACGAATCGAAAGAAACCTTCACCTTCGTTTGGTTGCAGAGCCCTTCAAAAATATCCTCACGATGACTCGGAAACTTAAAATTGGAGTTCGTCAGGCGATCAATAAATGTCGAACCGCTCGCCAGGCTTTTCGCATAAGCGGTGATCTCAAGAAAGTGCGGGTTAAGAGTCGACTCGCCCCTCCAGTTAAACTTTAGACTAGGCACGCCGAGATCAGAACATTGCTTGATGATCTCGAAAGCTGTGTCACGCGCCATCATGCCGCGTTTAAACGGGACCTTGTCCGGCTCTGCCCAATAGCAATAACCGCAGCGCTGATTACAGGCAGCGGCGAGCTCAAGGGAGACATCTACGGGCTTTCTAAGCGGCAAGTACCGACCGAATCGGTATTTGGCTCGATAGATCGAATATGCGAGCGACATATCCGGATTAGATTCGGCGAAAACTTAAATCGCAAATTATAATTTTAAGCCATGGCAATCAAAGCTCGTACGCACAAAGGCGCATAGTGAAGGCGTTGGCCGATGCTCCAGTAAAACCCTGTCGAATTGTACCATAGAAGGTATGGTTTCCTGCGCTCGGGAAGATTATTCCATTGACCGCGCTTGCCGGCATGTCGATCTGATTCGCTCCACTATTCACTGCCGTTGTCGTGAGGTTCAACGGAACAAACTGGACCCTCGTTTGTACAGCCGCCGTAGATGTGCCGTTTTGTACTATCTCAACCAACACGCCAACCTGCAGCGCTGACGTGGTATTCGCAGCCCCGCGGAAAGTTGACGGTATTCCTGCTGGGATAAACCCGATCCAAAGAGGACGCTGACCCGTGCACGATATTGTGATCGTAGAACTTGGAAGCGCGTATGCTGCTGTAGTGACAATACCAATCGCACTAATGGTAGGGCTAATCGCAATGCCTCCTGTAGCAGCGGTTGTCGTCGCAGCACGCGTTGGATGGGCCGTGTACGGAAGCGTTCCGGGCGCAACCGTTTCCCCGTCGAAACCTGTCGGAAGGACTCGCGCAGACGTCGTCCCGCCAAGCCGAAAGATAATCGCCCCTGCGGTAGGCGACGAGGTGAGTTTTTCAAACGTCAGCGAACCACTTGCCGTTGCGTCGTCGTAGATCCGATAGCCCGACGTCGTCTGGCCAAGGTACATCTCGCTCACGTAACCGTTTCGCCAGCGATGCTCGGTCGAGCCTAAATCATGAGTAAGGTTCGAAGCCGTCGCAGTATTCGAATTAATTGGGACAAGCGTACCTCGGTGGTTGTCGAAGTTCGCATTAACTTGGCTAGCTCGCGCCTTTGTATTTGCAGTGAAGGTATTATAAGCGGTGATCGTTGTTGGCATAATTTCCTCACACGCGAAGTCTGATCAAAATACGTCTTAGGTCTTTCAAGTATCTTCTTATGCCGCCGATGTCCGTTAACGTGTCGGGGTCTAGATCCCTAAGTTTTTGAAGCGCCTCGCGGGCCTCCTGGTCGTTGCGCTTGTCCGCATCGGCAGCCGCGTTCCATGCAGCAATAATCTCATTTTTCCTCTGGAGATTCACAGCTGGAACCCCGCCGACCAGATCGATCCAGTCGCCGTTCTCTATCTGACCGGATTCGTCTTTAAGAGCAGGCCCGATTACTGTCAGGCCAGCAAAGTCCTTTTCGGGATCAATTGACCAACGATTTACAAGTTTGCCTGATTCGGTCTTTATCAAGTAGAGCACCTTAGCCCCCCCATCCGACGATCGGCACGACGTAGGTTAAATCAATATTATCATTGTTCGCGAACGTGAATGGTACCGACTGAGTTACCGCGACCATACTGTAGGCTACCGCTGTACTAAGAGACCGAACCTCGACCGAGGTTGTGTTATTATAATAGGCTGCCGCAACACCATTGTACGAGCCAGAATCAAGAATTTTTCCATATCCAAGTGACTTGGCTCCACTTGCCGAGACAAGTTTCGTGGTATCAATCGTGTAGCCCGACGGCAAGTTGACAATCAGGCCCGTAGACGTTGGCGCGCCGCTAAGCTGAATCTGAGTTTGAATTTCCATCGAGTCGCCAACCCTGCGCCATCGACCAACGTAGGTTGTATTCGTCGACCAAGTGCCCGTGGGAGTGAAGGTAACCCATTTCGAAGGAATATTACGGCGCACAATTCGGAATTCGGATGACGCGCGAACAATCGCTACTGACTCGTTAAGAGTCCGCAAATACGCAGTCGTTGTTCCATCGATATTAGACCCGTTGCCAGAAATCAAAACATCGCTAGAACTCGTGTCGGTCTTCTCGATGTTTATCAGTCGTCCTATAGGAAGGCTCGAGAGTGACGGGAGTGTCGCGGTTGCTGTCCCTCCGCTAGCACTGATGCGAGCAATATCAGTATGCGATTGGATCGACATTGATCCCGTAGTTTCCGCCAAGTTGATGACGGGCGAGGAGTAACTAAAGCGCCAACGGCGATCAGTCGCGCCCAGATCATAGCTAAGATTCGTGGCAGACGAAATCGTGGGGTCGACCGGAAGAAGATGTCCCCGAAAGACTCCAAAGTTTGAGTTAACTTCGGCGCTCTTAATCTTGGTACTCGGTTGAAACGAAGTGAAGTCGCTCGAGGTAATCGTCGCTACATTCGGCATCTAAATTTCCCTCGCCTCAAATTTTGTTTCCAGTCTATCGAGATTCACATCAATCGATAGAAACTTAAATTCTGCGTCCAACAACGAAATTGCGTCGCCCGTTGGCAGTTCCCAGAAAAGATCTGTCGACGTTGACGTGGTGTCGGCGGCCCAGTCGTTCTGATCCCAAAGCGTGTTACGGCTTGTCGCCGGCGAATCATATGAAATACTAACTCGGTCGAGAATCTCGAGCGTCGGAATAAAGCTTGTTGAAAACAGAATCTCGTTCTTCAACGAAGAATACTCATTAAAGAGATCTAAAGCGATCGTCGCCGCAACGGTTGCGGTCGGAATGTAGATATTCTCGACCTTAAGAGTTCTTTCGCCAAGGTTCCATGGATTATTCTGAGGCGATACTTCGAGCGCGGACTGAGCTACTTCGTACGACGTCGAGGTATCCTCCTCGCGCCACTTGACCTCGACCCTCGAGTAATACTTTGTTAACCTCTTCCCAAAGCGATCAATGGATTTGATCGTCGTTCCGTAAGTAGTGTCAAAGCTTCCACTTCCATGGAACTGGAACGCGATTTGATCCGAGTTCTCTTCTCGAGAAACAAACTTAAACGTTCCGTTCCTGGTAACGTATGGGACAAAATTCTCCGCCTCTGCAAGCTTCTGAATCACGTCCCAAACGTTCGAGTCAATGATTCCGACCGCCGTAGAGGTGTTCAGTGTGGTGAAAACGTTCGACGTTGTGCTTATGTCCCAACCCGTCGTAGTGTTGCCAAAGAACGGTCGAAAGACATAGTTTCCTAAAGAATCGGTTTGATCGCGAAGCATCGTGATAAACTGACTTGCTGTCATGCCGGTCGAAGTCCACCCAGTAAGGTTTCGGGCGGCATAGTCGAGAAATACCTGTGTGAGCGGTTTAACCGTAAATGAGACTTCGTTCTTATTTGATAGGCTGATATCTCCCGAAATTATTCCGGTAAACAGGGCACCATCTGTATCCCATTCCGAACTGTCCTCGTCCCAGTCGTCAACGTCCCACTGCGTTTCGTTTGGAACCTCATCTCGGTCCCAGATACCGGATGCAGATAAAGTTTCTGAAACGAAGCCCGCCTCAATTCGTACAAGCGTCCGCTGCTGCGAGAGGTATCCATACCAGAGGCTTGGCTCTTCGGTCTCGGGGTTATACCTGCCTTCATCGTTAGCGAAAACGAGAGTTGCGTTAGAGAACGAAAACCGATTCGGGTACTGGGAATCAATCGCGACCTTATACGAACCCCATTTTTTCACGTCGTCAGATATATCAAGCCACGCTGACTCGAAAAGGCCCGTGTCGGATTCTCGGCGCTTAATCAGACATCGCCTAAAGACCTTCGAGTGTGGATTCCGAATCTCACCCAGAAGACTCATGTCGTCGTTTCCCGCAGAGCAATCGTGCCAGAGAATCCAGAGTTGGCGGCATCTTCTGAGTACGTATAGAAGTCGAAATTTCCCGGCCAGACGCATTCGAACACGAACTCATCCCATCCCGTGGTGGTGCCGAAAGGACAAAACACGAACGGCGTGCGCCGAAGATATATATCCTTAAGGGAGTTTCGAAAGGCCGTAGAGATATATCGAAGTTTTATCTCGGCCGAGAACTTTCTCTGGACCGTGTGAATCCTGACGCCGCCGTCCGACATTTGATGGACAACCTGTTCCGGATCTACCTTAGGCGAGTAATTGTTCGAGTTCGGATTCCTCGCGAAAGTTAAAAGCGTATCGCTGATGATCAGATGACCAATCGCCTTTTCAGAGTTAGCGACCTGAGTCGATTTCATGTCGATTGATACGCTGGTACAGTTCACGGCGGCGGCGCGCAGATAAAGAGAGGTCTCCGAGTTTGAAGAGAAATTGCTCGTAACCGTAGAGCCGGTCGTTGTCAGAGAGAACGTGTTTGCGGTCGCACCGTTGTAAAAGATTGTAAAAGACTTCAGGTTCGTCTCGAGCAGCGCAATGCGGCTCACCGAAACGGTCGCATCAAAGTTGATCCGCATCGTGACGGTCGTCGAATCATTTGCAAAACCATCCGAATAAAACTGAATCGATCGGTCTGGGTTAAGGATATTCGAAACTGTATCCGTATTCGAGTTAACGACGAATTGAGTTGTGGTCTGGCAGTAGTTTCGCTCGAGAAACTCCATTACGCTATTCGCAGCCATCAGACCAACCCCTCGTCAAAGGCAAGACTTTCATTGTTCTGACGCAGCCTCAGAAGCTCGCGGTCGACTGCGACGGCAAACTCTCGCGCCGATGACTGATCGCCAAGAAGTCCCCCGTTTACAATAATGGTAACGCCTCCGCCGCCAAGCCGAGAGCGCGCGTCAGGATCGTCAAGCGGAATCACCGCCTCATCACGCCCACCCTCACCAATGATTGCGGGCACACCGCCGTTCGTTGCGCGCACGATACCGCCCTCAGCCAGAGGCACGCCCGCAATTCTTGCAGCCTGCGCCGCCATCGCGGTCCCCACGAGACCGGCCGCAATAAAGTTGAATGGCGGAGGAAACGCAGACAGGGCCCGAGCGATGGCAACAGGAGTTTCAATTGCGATCTGGGTGATGCCCGCAGCCTTACCAATGGCCGCCAGAGTTCGGTTGTTTGCATTCTGCAGTGTCGCAATCGTGCTTAGTGTCGCCTGCCTGTCGCGGACAATATTTTCGTTTTTCTGTTTTTCAAAGGCCTCTTCCTTTGCCGCACGCTGTTGGTTTAAGAGGCCTTCTTTGTCCTTAAGAAGCTTGAGCTTGGCCGCGTTATTTGATTCAGCTTGAAACTGTTTGTCGAGTGCGGAGATCTTAGTCGCAAGTTTCTGCTCTTCGTTTGCCCCAATCTGCGCGTTCTCAACCGCCATAGCCTCGAGACGCTGCTGCTCCGCCTCGACCTGCCCAGCGAGTGCATCTTCGCGAGAGATCGTTCTCTTGTTTGCAAGTGAAGCGCGAAAATTCTCCTCGTCCTCTTTCCTTTTGTTTTGCTCGTCTTGATTTCTCGCCGCAGACAGTGCCGACATGTCTTCGTTAAAGGTGCGCCAGTTTTCCTTTACGTCATCGATGGTCGCTTTTTGCCCAGCAACCCAAGCTTCGCCAGCTTTTTTGAATTCGCCATCCATTACTAGGCTGACCGCCTTAAATGCCGCAGACAGGTCGTTCTGGACCTTCTCAACAAGGGTCCCAACGATCAGCCGCAATACCAGCATCGTTCTCGCCGCAGCGTCGATCGCAAACGCGAACGCATCCACAATGTGCTTGTTCTCCTCAAACCCAGTAAACATGCGTCCGAGGATTGCAATCATGGCCGTTATCGTCGGCGCGATACGCTCACCAACTGTTTCCAGAAAGTCAGAGAGCCGATTCTTTAACTGCTCTATTGAGCCGAGGCCCATCGCGGCGGCTTCGGCCTGACCCCCAAAGGTATCGCTAAGGCCCTTTGTGACGGCGGTCATTTTCTCTGACGAAGATGCGGCGGCGTTGATTTCGATGCCGTATCGCGCGAGCGCGTTCGTCCCCGTGCCAATCGTCTTTCCAACAAGCTCCGCTGCAGTATTCAGGTCGATCTTCTTGGCCGCAGCGAAATCAAGAGTCGCCTTGAGAACGTCCTCGGTGACCTCTTTTTGCTTCGAGAACTGTTGAATAATTGCCGTGGCCGAAATGATTTGCTCGTCACCAAAGGTCGTAACCTTCTGTAGCGATGTCGCCAGACCTAGATACTTATCCCTAAGATCGGTTGTGAAGGTGCCGGCGTTGACCATCGCTTGGTTTAAGCGGTTAGTCGCCTCTTCTTGTTCGCGAAAATTTCGAAGCGCGAGTCCGGCAAAGCCAACGATCGCTGCGCCGGCTGCGACCGCGGCGCTTGCGATGGTAGCGATTCCAAGCCCGACTTTATCAAGCGCGGAAGAACCCATCTCCTTTACTTTAAGTATTAGGGTAGCTTCCTTCTGTGCCATTACCTACCGCCTGGTCTGCGACTCTTCCTTTGATTCGCTCTCTTCGCTTGCTTTATTTCCTCTTCGATCGCCTTACTCGCCACAAGCATATCGAACTGGAAGTCGGTGTTTTCCGAATGAAGCAAGCTCGAGGGCAGCACACCGTAACGCTTCGCAATCACATCAAGTTCAATCAACTTCTCTCGTGAGAGCCGAGTGACTTCAGTTTTTTTTTACCGTACGAAAACTCTACGATTTTATCGTACAACGCATTTGCCATTTCCATATCGATGAAAACGTCAGAGATCGGAACGAGTCCCTCGCCCTCTTTTCGGCCGATTTTTGGACTGACGACCCCCGCAATAATCACGTCAGCCAAGTGTTCACGAATTTTTTTATGAGAAAGCTGCACGTCATCTTTCGCGCCCCCAGCTTGGTAGGTGTCATACGACTGCCGCAGAACGCGCGCGCCTTCGAGATAATTTAGGACATCAACCTTGCGAATAATGAACTCTACGCCCTTAATGCGCACCTTCATCTTCGCGTGAATGTGCGCATTAAGACTTTTCTTTTTAAACCAGCCGAACATATCAATAACTCGACGTATCGTTTGTCACGAGCGCCCGAATCGCATATCCGGTCGAGGTTGATGAGTCGCGAAGCACGAGTGCGGAAACTTCGGTTTTTAGAATCTCGTCCGGCCCGCCAATCTCAGGATCCGACGCCTCAGTGATGAAGATCTTCGGCATCTGAATTTTAATCCCGCGACGGATCGCGGAACCAGACAGCGTGTCGCCCAAAAACTCAAGCTCACAAGCGAGCTGAGAATTGTTGATCATCGCCGTGTAGGCGGTCGTCGTATCGAACCGCATCGTCATATTCAGCGTGATCGCGGCCACTCCGGGCGGCAATACCTGAAGAAGGTCCGAGCCTATGCGTCGAGAATCTGCATCTGCCTTGAGATTGTTTGCAATCGTCAACTCAACCGTTTGAACATGCCAGAACGACGTCGAGGTCAAAGAACCGAATGAACTCTCGACGCTCACGCGTCCGCTAACGAAGCTAAGTGGCCACTGATTTAGGTTTCCGATAGCCGTCGAAACGTCGTTTGTCGAAATCGTCGAGTCTTTTCCGATCAAAGAGAACGTCGCCTTTACCGCCTCGTCGATCTCCGAATTTAGAGTGAATTCGTTTACGCGAAGTCCGGTAAACTCGAAAATCTTTGCCGAAGCCGAGTCGCCCTTGCGAGTATTGATAGAAAGCGACCCGTGTGTAGCGTCGAAGTTTCCGAGAGTGAACGTATGCGTAAACGCACTCCCTCCGGCCGTCTCTCCCGTGGCGGTCGCAGACGTAATGGCCGCACCGCCCATCGCATTCTGAAGCAAATAAGCGGCCGCAGTCGAGCGCGGGTCGTAATGAATCTCGATATCTCCTTCGATCTTCTTACCGAGACTGATCGTATCCGCGTACACGCGATGCGTGGTGATTTCCTCAATGACCTTTGCTTCCTTCATCGTCCGAAGGCTAGACGAGATAAACTCGATTCCGGCCGTAGCGGTGACGTAAGTGCCGTAGGTCGTTTCGCGTGCGACCGCGAGATAAGAAGGGAAACCAACAAGTGCGTTCTGACCTACTGCCATTTACTTCCCTCCCTAGATAGAAGACGCAAACGCATAGTAATGTTCACGTCCAATCATACGAAGCGACCCATCGATATCGCCGAGAGCCTGAAGAAGCTCTCTGCGCTTCCTTACCTTCTCTCGCACGATCCCGGCATCTTCTCTCTTGTATGAATACTTCATTTGTGACTCAAGACTCGACATGAATCTGCCGGGCATGATCGTTTCTTTCGAGCATTGTATCACCGGCAAATTGAACGTCTTGATATATTTTTCCAACCACTCGGCGGAGAACGCGAGGTTCCCCGACGTGTACGAATAATTATTATTTAAATTGTTCAAGTAAATATGGCGCATGTAGTTTTTCTTCCCGCCGCCATCGCTATCGAAAGCGTAATATTTCCCGTCGGGTCTCCAGGAGAAGTCGTATCCGATAAGTAGAATCTTATCGTAACCGAAGAAGTTCGCACGGCCGCGGTCGTCCGACTGAGTAAGGAACACAACCATAGCGTTAGATACGTTCGTCGCGGCTGGAATCTGGTTCTGACAGCCCGAGAGACGAGAAAACTCCTGCTCCGACTTAATGATGTCTTTGTTTACGAAGAAGTACATATCTTTCCATTTCGCCTCATGCGTCCACCGCGGATTGGCGCAGACGTTCGAAAACAAAACGATATCCTTAACCTGGTCTTTCCACGGCTCGAGATACTTCTCGAAAGAGACGTTTGCGTCGCACACGAGGACGTAGGTCGGTTTAATGCCGTGATTAAGGCAGTGACCGAGTGTTTTGTCACAGACCAGGATGTCGACGTTCTCCTGAAGTTCCTTAATCGTCTCGAGGTTCTCTTCGAACGAATAGCCGTTTGCGATACAGAGTATCGCGCGGCCGACGCCGATGTTTTCGAAATCAGAAAGGTCCTTCATTTTAAACTTAGAGTGAAGTGTCGCGTGCGCGCGCCACTGCTTCGCCCATTGGTTATAGGCCGCTTTCGATTGAGCAAGAATCTGTGACTCAGATGGCATAAAAGTAAAACCTCAGTAGAAGACTGTTCCTCGGATTGTCATAATCCCGGCGCGCAGATGGACGTTTTCCTTCAATGGTTGATCGTAATAAAGTGTGTCGCTTGCGACCTGCCAAAGTACGGATCCCGAAACATTCGGAATACTGCGAAGGACAAGCTCGACGTTCTCCATTAAATAATTGATATCCTTATCCGCCGGATCTTCGTCGACGACCGAAAGCGTGTCGTTCCAGACCGCGGCGACGACGTCGACGAAGACCTCGGCCCTTCGCTTCGCGTTTAGTTGGTCCTTCGCGATGCTCGCGTTCTGCGGGCTTTTCTTGCTCACATAGCACGTTACGAATGGATAGAAAGACGCCTGAACCGGGATCATCAACGGATGAACCTTTAAGATCTTCCGGACCCGCCGACTTAGATCGCTAGAGAGATCGATCGGCGACGCGGTCGTCGTGTTAGCGGCCTGAAGCGTCGTCTGAATATTCTCTAGAATACCGTTCAGGTCGACCCGCTCAGCCATTCTTGTCCTCTAGAATCTTCGCAAGGATGGTCTCGGCCACAGTCTCGTGCGCCTTCGATGAAAGCCACATAAACGAACGCTCGGGTAAATTTCCATCGCCCTCGTCGTGCCCCCAGGCGTATGGGTAGCCGCCTTTTGTCTTCGCGTTATTAAACCAAGTAATCGCGTGAGGCTCGACTTTATACTTGGTCGGCTGAAAGCTCTGCCGAAGACGTCCGCTGAACTGGAGAATCTTATTCCCGCTGCGTCCAATCTCTTTCATATGTTCGCGATAGATCTCTGACCACGGTTCCCATGGACCCGACGGGCCGCGCTCTTGCTCGAAGTGTTCGATAACATCTTTAAAGACAACGGCAGAAATGGCGCCGACGATTCCGGCTTGCCGTTCTGGTTCTTTAACCATCTTCGCGACACGCTCCATGAACCTTCTAATCTCTTTATCGTCGAAGTAAACTTCCTGCGCCATCAGTCGCGCTCCGCATCGATATCGTCTAGCTTAGAATCATCGACGCGCCAGTTTAGCTCGTCATCTTCGTTAAACGTATTCGCGTAGTTCGAAGTATTGCACTGGATACGGTAGGTGCTGCTTACCGAGTCCGGCACGACGGATCCGGTCGAGTCAAAGACGTTGAGTTTAAACTCAGCAATCATCTTAAGGTTATTGATTGCGCGCTCGATAAGCTTTTCGCCGCGCTTTGATTCCTGACCCCTGGCCATCTGCTCATACATATAGCCCTGGCTAAGCCATTTGCAGATTGTCTGTATTACCGGAGGGGTCGAGGTTGACGTCTGAAAGTAGGACGAAGACAGGTCGTAACGCTGCGATAGAAACTTATCGATTTCGTCTTCGGCCCACTGGATGCACTCTGTCGCAAGACTGGTCGTTGCCGTGTCGAACTCTGTGCCAATCATCGCCGTCTGAAGCGACGTCGTCGTGCAGTATGTGCCCACGGCTTAACCTCACGATCAGATTCGGATCTTATTTGTCTTCTTCAGCTTTTCGACGAAGTCCTTGTTTTTCTTCACCGAGCATATGTAAACGCGATGCTTGTTTCCGTTTGCCATCTTGGAAACTTTGATCAGCTTATCGCCGTGAATCTGATACCACTCTTCTTTCACGGCGGCCGCCTTCTTCCGCGCTTCTTCCTCTCGTGCGACCTTCTTGCGATGACGCGACTGAGGAGTTTCTTCGGCATCGACTGTCGGCGTGGTCAGTTCTTCTGACATTCAGTTACTCCCTAAAGGAATCGAGACCGCCTGGCGAAAGAGCGGCCCCGAAAGTAAAGGACACGAAAACTCTTAGACGACGTCCTTGATTAGGTAGCCGGTCAAAGATGCGACGATCTTTGGCTGGAACTTAATCTGGACCTCGATGGCTTCCGCCTTGCGCTCTTCGTCGCGCCAGCGGCGGACCATCGGCATGTTCTTCATGAACGTGTAACCGCAGCTCGGCTTCATCGGCGACGGGTTCGGCGCCTTGTAGCCGACGAAAGCGATATCGCCGTAAATCTGGGAGATTGCCTCGGTCGTTCCCGGAGCACTTGTGTCCACCGATGAGATCGGGATCAAGAGCTCGGGAAGGTCGAAAAGGCCGGCCAGCATCGCGGGCGTCATTTCGCTCGTCGTGTACTTCGTGCGATCGAGAACGGACACGTGGTTCTTGCACGCAACGAAAGCGTCGCGCGGCAAGATGCCGAAGTTCGGCTTGTATCCAGAGTTCTGAATCACCGTCGTCGCCGCGGTATCGAATACCGGAATCGGGTTCGAAACCGTCGTATTCGCGTTGAACGCGTTCGCAGCCGCAAGGGAAACGTTCAGAGACCAGTTGGTCGTCGTGAACAAATCTGCGACCTTCTTCTCGCGCATACGCATGATGACATCTGTCAGCTCTTCGGTCATGTCTGCCCGAAGGTCCGTGATGTCATAGTTGTCGGCCTCTTCGTCGCCGACATAGTTCTTCAGCGCGTGATCTTCGAGAAGATACGACGCAGTCGTCACTTCGAAGTTGTGCTCGTTGGCGACGGCCTTCGGAGCACGCTTCGTTTCCGGGATCCGGAAGTTACGAACCCAGATCCGGTAAAGGTCCGAGTCCAGCTTAACCGGCATCCGCGGGAAAACCTGATCCGCAATATATTCCGTGTTCTGGTACTTAACGGAAATATTGCTAAGAAGCTTATCGACATGCAGTTGGTTAGCTAATGGCATAACCTACCTCCTTAGCTCATCCGTTACGGGATGGACTTGAAGAACGGGTTGATGAAAACGTCCGCGATGGTTCCGGTCGCCGCGACGGTCGGGCCAACCAAGATTCCACCAACGTACGAGCCTGCGGTTGCATCAACGTGAGGAATCCCGCGACCGGACGAATCCGATGCGACGAGGTTTCCGCTCGTGACGGTGTCGTTAAAGAACACCTTTGCAAGGGTTCCGGGTCCTGCGACCGGGATTGCAGAGGTCGTATCCTTAACCGTATCGAGCGTGACTCCGAAGAGTGGGCTCGTAACGGCTGCCGGATACTTTACAGTTTGCGCGGTGCCTGTTACGGCGCTCACGAAGCGGTAAGCTGCGAGCGTCGACTGCACCTTAAAGGAAAGTGGCGGAATATGTGCCATGTTAATCCTCCATCAGTGGAGAAGTGACCCTTACTCGGCTTCGGCCATAGTTTGGATCGCGGCCGACTCACGAGGGCGAACTTCTTTCGTAACAGCCTTATAGGCCGTCTTGTAGTCGCACTTGTGTTCAGCGATGTACTTCTCGATTTTTTCGTTAATAGCATCGTCTGAATTGCCGCTCTTCTTCAGACCCTCGGTCGAACCTTCTGTGCGGTTAACGTCCAAGGCGGAATGCAATTTCAGGGTTTCTTTGATCAGATCTTTTTTGCTGAGCTTCTTTTCCTCGTCGCCCACTTTTAGCGCGTATTCTTTTTTGTCCGCGCCGAGGATTTCGAGGATAAAGGGCTTCATCGCCGGCGTTGCGAGATTCTCGCTAACGAGCTTATCGACGAAGGCTTCGGTTTCGGCCTTTTCCTTGGCCTCGAATGCCGCACGCTCGCGCGCGACCGAATCTTCTTTGAACTTCTTCAGTTCAGCGATTTCGCTATCCCGAGATTCGAGATCAGTCGTAAACTTCTTGAGCTGGGCCTGAGCCTCTTCGGCTTTCGCCTTTTCTGCCTTCAGTTCCAATTCAAGCTTGATCTCGTTTTCTGTAGGCATAGCCCCTCCATCGTTGTCCAAAGAAAGTTCGTACCGCCTGACGATAGCCTTATTCTCGTCCTGTTCGTAAATTTTAATTTTTGCTTCTGGGTCCAGTCCGTAGAGCGCAATGATATCCGAAAGATTCTGAACGCCAGGCAAATCGGCGCCGAGAAGAGCAACGGCACCAACAAGATAAGGATACTTCGTACCGTTTACCGTGATGTTCCAGTATATCTCGCTCGAAACTCTCTTATATGCCTTCGTCTGAATTAACTCGTAGATCTTCTCTGGAATATCGACGAAGTCGGCGACGAGCTTTTTCCCGACGCGATAGATGTTTCCGATCCAGCCCGCAGCGGGAAGACCGTCAGCCTGGATAAGCTTCTGGTCTTCCGTATGACCAAGTTTAAGCGCTGGTGTCCAGCTCTTGCTGGTCGCATTAAACGCGCGAACCATCTCATCGATATCCGCCTCGGTGTAGGTGTCTCCGTTCCATGTACCGGCCGAGAATATTTCGACTCCGTTAATCGACTTAAGGGTTGGCATCTTTATCCTCCGCTCGTCCGATTTCTGAGTTCAAGTTCGCGAATACGATTAGAGTGCGTTTCTCCGACCGACTCCTGCTTAAGCATTCGCCGCTCGTGATTCTCCACCTTCTCGATTACAACAGCGACGTTTTTATTAAGGTCGCTTACGTTATCTGCGATTGAGTTTAACTGTACTCCGACCCAGCCGACGATTACCGCTAAAGCCCAGACCGCGACTTGAAATGTAACGTCTTGAAGTTTCACTGCGTGGGGAATCCTTTCCCTTTGTTCTCTTCGATAAAGTCATCGATTGGTTTTGATCCGACTCTCGTATCAACCTCATACTCTTCGAACTTCGTAATCGGGATCAGAAGCGATCGACAATTAAAGTGCATCGGCGGAACCGGCTGCGTGCCTGACTTGAAGATTTTTCCGTCGAGTCCGCGACATATATCCGAGGTCGAATCGTCGAGAATCGCGCTGTATTGGTACGCCGTAACGACGCCGGAGTCTTCGAAGAACGCAAGGCGACCCTTGTTGAGTACCTCGGTGTGCTTCGTGCGCGCATACCTCTCGATTGAAACCAGCGCGTCGTCGTAAAGCTGTTCGCCCGCTAGAGATACGACCGACGAAAGTGGCCGTCCGTCCTTAATCGCCGCAATTACTTCCTGGCGAGCCTGCTTCGTGAGCTGATATTCCCAGTCTCCGATAAAATTGAATAGTTCCTTCTCGAGAAGCTCGAGGAACTCTGATTCAGGCTGAGGAAGCGCGTAGACGTTCTTAAACAGCTCGCTCGAAGCTGTCTTCTTACCCTCGTTGTAAATGTCGCGAAGGCTTCGCTTAAGCATCAGCTTGAGTTCGTTCTTTCGTTTAAGCCTAACGGAATCGAGGCGTCCGGCATCACCGCTCTGAATGACCTTCTTCTTCGCGATTTGCTCTAGCATGTCGTCGATCATGAACTGAACGAGAGGTTTCGCGTCGCGCGCAATGGAGTCGTCGTAGGCTTCTAGCTGTTTTTGGATCGCTTTAAAATCACACTTCTTGTGATAGTCGCCTCGTGGAAACGCTCCGAGCTTAAATTGTTTTGCTTCGGATTCGGCTGGTTCCTTCTCTTTGTTCTCGGTCTCTTTTTTGACGTCATCCGTGACGTCTTGCCCGGCCTTGGATTTATCATCTTCTTCCCCTGGACTCTGATTTGGCATCAGCTGTGCGGGCGGCGCTTCGCGGTCGACTTCCCCTTCGGGAAACTTCACGATGCTCCGGAAGTGGTTAATTTCTTCGTCCGACGCCTTATAGAGGCGACCCTTGACGGCCTCGATCCAGATCCTTGCGCCTTCGATCGCATCCGCGTCGTTAATCGGGCGTAGCTTAAACTTCGGATAGTTGTCGACGTATCCATGGTTGTAGAACACGATCGGCCAGATGATCTCGTTGTTAACGATATCCTCGAGCGCTTTACGCCTGCGCATGATGTGTTTCACAAAGATGTTTATTTGCTCTTTCCCAAGAGCTAAAGATCCAGAGCCAGTCTGAGATCCGTGAAATCCGAGCAAATCCGGAATAAATAGCGAGCGTCCAATGAACATATTGAAAATGTTTAGGGCCTTCTCGTAAACCTCGCCGTTTGATTTTGCTTCTAAAAACTCGACCTCAATGTCTTTGGGAATAGCAAGCGCCGTCTTCGCCTGAAACTTTCTAATCGCGTTGTAAATATCCGTTACCGCCTGAGGCGGAGCATTCGTATTGTACTTCGCGATCGGCGTTGGACTTGCCGCCTTTTCTAGAAATATCGCATAGTAACGGATTATCTGCCGCTTCGTAAACCAGGCCGCATAAGCTGGGCGCAGGTCACTCTTGCCATAAGGATTTTGAAACTTGCGATTTAGCACGTAATGAATAAGCGACCTTGGCTCGACGTCAATCGAGCTATACGGCCCACGCTGCTCGTACCTCTCGACATTGCCATGGACGTCAGTATGAATAATCCACGTTGCCGGATGACGCGTCTTTAGCGCATTGAGAGTAAGAGAACCGTCCGGGCGGTTCTTGAATATCTTCTCGGTTAGCGAAAAGCCGAACTCGTATGCCGATAAGATCTCTTCGAGAGAATCGTCGAACGGAACGGAAGCATCCTCGCACAGAGCGACCTTAATATCTTCGACGATTTCGTCTTGGCCGTCTTCCTCCGGAAAAATATCCCAGCCGGATCCGATAACGAGGTCTTTTTTTAATTGAAGGCAGACCGATACCTGATCGTCGTCGAGCATCTCTTCGTAAAGTCTATAGTCGCCGGTCTTCTGATAGAGATCGTCCGGGTTGTATGGTTTTAACAGTGAGTCGGGAACATAGGAGCTCTCGGCGAAAGTCTTCTCGGCAATCCCGAAGTAAAGGTCAGCAACGAGGTTCTCTGAGTGCTCGCTCTTTGGTTTCGTCAATGCTGTCGCGGTCGCTGTCTCTGCCATTAGCACCTCAGAGTAAGATTTTGCTTCCTATGTTGTTATATAACTCAAGCCCGCTTGACTCGATACACATCTGCAAAGCAATCGCGGCAGCAATGATAGTATCGTCGTGTTTGCCGTCGGCTGCTTGAATTTTTCCATTTTCATTTACGAGTGTCAGACACTCCTGAAGAGTCTGCTCGTCGTTTAAATTATAATTTCGATCTTCGATCGCATCGATAAACGCGTCTAGCATGATCGGGCGAGTAACCTTATCAGTCACCCAGCCCGGACGCGGATCGCGTTCATCTCGCGCGGTATTCAACCATCGATGAAAGAGATTCGGATAGCGGATATGTTCGTCGAGCTCTAGAAGTACCGCGTGACCATGATTGTTTCTCTCTACTCCGAGAA